TCTTATCCCTAAAGGTCTGGATGAAGATACTAAACAGATAGCCAAGTTAGAGAACTACGAAGCGGCGTTTCAGGACATTGCTGAGAAAAGTCTTAACGGTAGCGGCTGCAATCAGATTAAGAACGCATTGGTAAACGCCAGTACGCTTTCAGAACCCGTTTGGCACTCTGCTTTATCCATCGCCCGGCACTGCACTGACTGGGAAACCGCGATTCACTTGATGTCCGAGGACTACCCCGGATACAGCCCCGACGCTACGTTAAGGAAAGCAAATGAAACTTTTGGCAAACCGCATAGTTGCAGCATTTTTGAACAACGAAACCCCGGCGGATGCAACGGATGCCCTCACAAAGGACACATCACCAACCCCCTTGCTATCGGGAGAAAGTTCGTCGCCGCTCCGGCAACCGAAGAGATTAGTCAAGAGGACTCAGTTCGGATCGCGGAGAATCCCCAAGAAGTTCCAATCTTCCCCACGTACCTGAAGCCGTTTGTACGTGGCAAGAACGGAGGTATCTATTACCTGCCTCCCGCTGAAGTTGACGAGGATGGATCACGACACCAGCCAGATCCAATACTGCTGTCGAATAATGATTTCTTTCCTATCAAGCGCAAGTACAGCACGAACGGCGGTGAGATTTACGTAGTTCGGATTGTTATGCCGCACGAAGTGCGTGAGTTTGATATGCCGTTTGAAGCCATCAACTCGCTTGATGGTAAACCCTATGCTGGTGCAATCCGCCAAATTCCAATTGCTGCTGGTTTCGGCACCGCTATTTTCAATGGCGATACCGTTCAAATCAATAGTGATGGTTATTTGATTAAATCAACCTCTACTAACGCTGGCACTATTGTTGGTGTTTGCACGGGTGGTCAGTACGTTAATTCGTCTGGTCAAACCGTACAAGCTCAATATATTCCAGCTTTGGCGTCGACATCTACCAACCCAGCTTACGCTTACGTTGTGGATGACCAACAAGCTTTGTTCAAAGTGGCCGTTGTTACCTCTGGTACAACTATGGGCACTGCGAGCCGCGCTGATGTTGGTTCTAACGTTCCTTTGGTGTTGAACGCAGGTTCTACTACTACTGGCAATAGCGCTTTTGGCGTGACATTGACTGGTGCTGGTACAACTGCCACCATCCCAGTGCGCGTCATCGACGTTGTGCCTGAGACAGCCACTTCTGCTGGTGGTTATCGCGAGTTGCTGGTGAAGATCAACACTCATCAGTACAACAACACCACTGGTGTTTAAGGAGTAAATCATGGCTATTTCACGCGCACAGTTACTTAAAGAACTGCTCCCCGGCTTGAACGCTTTGTTCGGCATGGAATACGCTCGCTACGGTGAGCAACACAAAGAGATTTACGAAACCGAAACTTCTGAGCGTAGCTTTGAAGAAGAGGTGAAGTTGTCTGGCTTCTCCGCTGCTCCAGTGAAGAACGAAGGCTCTGCAATCTCTTATGACAATGCACAAGAAGCATGGTCGACTCGCTACAACCACGAGACTATCGCTCTGGGCTTCTCCATCACTGAAGAAGCTGTGGAAGATAACTTGTACGACAGCTTGTCTGCCCGCTACACCAAGTCATTGGCTCGCGCTATGGCTTACACCAAGCAAGTTAAAGCTGCTGCTGTTTTGAACAACGGCTTCAACGGCGCTTACGCTGGTGGTGACGGTGTGTCATTGTTCGGTTACAACAGCGGTGGCACTTTGGTGAACCATCCTTTGATCTCTGGTGGCACCAACGCCAACACTCCATCTACTCAAGCTGACTTGAACGAGACTTCTTTGGAAGCCGCCGTGATTCAAATCGCTGCTTGGACTGATGAACGTGGCCTGTTGATCGCTGCTAAGCCAAAGAAAATGGTTGTGCCTCCAAGCCTCCAGTTCGTTGCTACCCGTTTGTTGGAAACTAACCTCCGTGTTGGTACAGCTGACAACGATATCAACGCGATCAAGAACAACGGCGCTGTGCCTGAAGGCTACACCGTCAACAACTTCTTGACCGACAACAACGCTTGGTTCTTGACCACAGACGTGCCTAACGGTTTGAAGCACTTCATCCGTACTCCATTGCAAAACAGCATGGACGGTGACTTTGACACCGGCAACGTCCGCTACAAGGCTCGTGAACGTTACAGCTTCGGCTGGTCTGACGCTCTGGGTATCTGGGGTAGCTCAGGTTCTAACTAATCGTTGGAACTATATGGAAAGGGGGCTTCGGTCCCCTTTTCTTTTGCCCATTTTGGGTGTATATTCACACCACTCCGGGAAATTCTCGGCGTATCAAACAGGCCCGGCTGACCTCATGCAGATTGATACGCTACAACGCATGTAAGGAACCATCATGGCTCAAACTACTTTCTCCGGCCCAGTACGCGCTGGCACCATCCAAAACACCACAGGCACAACAGTTGGCACAGACATCGCTAACGTTGGCTACATGGTCATGGCTCAATCTGCTGCTTTCACTCAAGCCAGCGGCACCACCACAATCGTTATCCCAGCAAACAGCCAAGTTTTGTCTATCAACGTGAACGTGACCACTGAGTTCACTGGCGTTGCAACAACTTTTGGCGTGGGCACAACTGCTTCTGCTACATTCTTCACTGCTGCTGGCGGTGTTGACGGCGCTGCATTTGGTATCGTTGCTGCCGCCCCCGGCGATGACGGCACTCGCGCTGCAAACTGGGTTGACGTTGGCACTACAGACCGTAAAGTCTTGGTCACATCTACCAACACCGGCTCTGGCGCTGGCGTCATCACAGTCACTTACGTTCAAGCTTTGAACCTGACTGCTTAATCAATCTCAGGGGGCTTCGGCCCCTTGCTTAAAGGAGAATTGATATGGCACAAATTTCGTCAATCACCCGCTTTGGTCTGATTGAACCGTTTGACTTGCAAGTTGCTCGTGGGCAAATTACAGGTCATAGCACAGTCAACATCTACGGCTTCCAAGTGTCAGTGACAACAACAAACATCCCTGTTTGGGAAGTTGCTGGCGCTTACGCTTACCCTGCTTCTGCTGCAACTATGCACTTGGCTAGTAGCGTGAACACAGGCGATGATTTGTCTGGCACTACGATTTTGATTAACGGCTTGGACTCAAGCTACAACGTAATTTCTGAAACGCTCGCGCTGACTGGAACTACTGTTGCCGTGACAACAAAGTCGTACCTGCGAATCACAAACATCACCGTTACTGCTGGCGCGCCAACTGGCACGATTACGCTCAAGAACACCGCGAACAGCGTGACTTATGCGCAAATCAACCCAAGTATTGGCCGTTCGCAAATGGCTATCTACACGGTTCCAGCTGGCTACACGTTCTACTTGAGCCGCATTGATGCATACACATCGGCCAACGGTTCATCCGCTGACTGGATTCAGTATCGCAACGTGGCCACATCATCATCTGGTGTGACAACATTGTCGCAACAAGCGCCATTCACAAACACTTATCATGCTCAACGCGTGATGCCTCGTGCTTTCACTGAAAAGACAGACATCCAGTTGCAAGCAAAGACAAGTGCAAACACCTACGCTGTATCAATTGCAGCCGAAGGTTACCTCATCAAGAACGATGGTGCTTAATGACTGAGAAGAGCATTAACCTAGCTGGGCGCAAACTCATGATTGCGATTCCAGCATACGACAACAAGTTGAACATTGATTCTGCTTTTGCCTTATCCAATCTGGCCGTACAGGTCCAGTCGTTGGGGGTTACGCTCTACCTCACGCACCTTTCGGGGTGCTCCCTTATTACGAAGGCACGCAACTGTTTGGTTGCGGACTTTCTCAAATCCGACGCAGACACGCTTCTGTTCGTCGATGCCGACGTGGTGATTACCGCTGACGCAGTGCTCCGCCTCATGGCGTTGAGCCTAGACAAAGACATCACGGCCGGCATCTACCCTCGCCGTGGCATGGACCGCAAGTTCTTCCTCGACTACTACCTTGACGAAAACGGCGCGCTGGAGTTTGACAAGAACGGTTTGATGCGTGTGAAGCGCATTGGCACAGGATTTATGATGATCCAGCGCCATGTCATCGAGAAGATGATCGAAAAACACCCAGAGTGGGCGTATGAGAACAACGCTGACAACCGAACCGACCACGCAATTTTCGACTTGAAGATTGTGAACGGCGAGTATTACGGTGAAGACTACCTGTTCTGCGACCGTGCTGCTGAAGACGGCTTCACGGTCTTCCTAGACCCCTCAATCAGCCTGCCTCACGTTGGCCAAGAGAAGTTCACCCGTGACTTCAATGAAGACGTGTTGCAACCTTTGCTGGCTGAGCATTGCACGCCCAAACTGAAAGTCGTCAATGGCAACTAAGAAGACCCCTTCTCTTGCTGTTGGCCGTGGCGAGAAGCTGCCTGCATCCAAGGGTGCGGGCCTCACAGCCAAAGGCCGAGCAAAGTACAACGCGGCTACTGGTAGCAACCTGAAGGCTCCACAGCCACAAGGTGGTGCTCGCAAGAAATCATTCTGCGCGCGCATGTCTGGTATGCCCGGCCCAATGAAAGACGAGAAGGGTAAGCCCACTCGTAAAGCTGCGTCTCTGGCGCGCTGGAAGTGCTGATATGGATAACACCATTTGGAACATAGTTCTGTCAGCAGGCATGGGTTTGCTGAGCTGGGTACTGAAGGATAAAGCAGATGAGCTTAAACGCATCACCATCCTCCTCAACCGCACGCGCGAAGAGGTCGCCAAAGAATACGTCACCAAGACCGAAGTCCACGCTGACATTAACCGCGTCTTGGACCGGCTTGATCGGTTGGATGAAAAACTGGACCGCCTTATGGAGAACAAGCATGCCAGCCAAAAGTGAAGCTCAAAAACGTTTGATGGATGCAGCGGCACACAGCCCAGCATTTGCAAAAAAGGTAGGCCCCCAGTCGGGCCGTCAAACCCCGGGGGCCATAAAACGATAAAGGCAAATTACGGGCCTAAGTCGCTAAAACGACAAAGGCTCCTATTATGTTTGGTGAGTATCGGCAACGCAAGTCATGGATCACCCCCTTACCGATAAGCACTCCCCGCATCCCCCCGGAGGTGGGTCCGTCTGTGACTACTATCCATTCGCCGGCGCACCCGACCGGGCGCGGAAGTAGGCGAAGTTCGTGTTGTATGGGTAAGTAGACCCATCGTACCCACTAAGCATAATGCCGAAATGTGTTGGCGTGCAGGCGTATGATACCTCCCCAAAGCAATCAACCCATACCACGCCATCTGCCGATAAATAAGCTGTAAATGTGTTCGTGGCTTTCCAACACAGCCGCAAGTACATTCTGTCAGCGGCACCATTACTGTGTGTTGTTATTTCTGAATAGGCGGCTCTTGTGGTAAAGTTTGTATGCTTCGTGATGATAGCAATGGCATTAAAAGCAGTTGTTGCATCGGGTGATATTAGCTCAAGTGACGTAACGGCATTAGACACAGCAAATAATAGTGTTGTGGGAATTTGGATTAATAGCGAAGATGTAGCCATATCCGCAATGGATAGAGTAGCGCAATCAATTGGTGCATATTTTGGATTTGACGCGTTTGGCATATTACGCATGGGATTATTTGCAGCACCCACAGGCAGTGCAACACTTGAAATTGATGTGAACAATATTATTTCAATTGAACATGGAAGAACAAACGACACTGACAGAGGAATTCCAGCATGGCGCGTTAACCTAAGCTATCAAAAAAATTACAGTGTGCAAACAACAGATTTGGCTGGGGCAGTGACCGCAGCG